CCTCGTATCGCATGCCAGCTGCTACGAGCGTTCCGGCGCTCGTGGCGGGCTCGATGCACATCTCCTGGAGGTTGGCCACCGCACCCTCGCACAACTGTCGTGGCTCCCGGACGGCCTGCCGTCCGGTGAGCGCCTCGAAGTTGTGTGCGGAGTGCCGGCGGAGCACCTGGTGGGGGATCCTCTCGGCGCCTACTGTCGAAGTAGGGTCGATTGGTTCCTTGAACCAGGGCCAGCTCCAACCCCCTTGGAGGTCGCGGAGGCCGCAAGAGCTGCCGCCGTCCTGGCGATGCGTAGCAAGGCTATGTCCCGGTTCGTGGTCAACAGTAAAGTATACTGGCCACGTGCTTCCGGGAATAGCCGAGCTACCGTCATCCGGACGGCCGGGCTTAAGGCTCGGGTTGTGGGCGTACCTGACGCCCTCACCCTGGTTGAGGGTGACTGGATCCGAAATTCCGGACGGTTCCTGCCGTTCGATCATTGGATTCCAGAACACCCCCACCCATTGCGACCACGCGAGCTTCTCCCGTATCGTGGGGCGGGCTTCGTCTCTGTCGACCTGTCGGCAGCGACGGATGCCCTTAACCACGATGCGGTTGAAGCGGTCATCGATGGCTTCGCAGACGCGGGAATCCTCCTTCCAGAGGAGGTTGCCCCCGCGAAGCGAAGCCTTGGCGTAGGGCTCTTCAGGACCCGCTGGGAGGCGGATCACCTGGAGCCCTGGAGCGCGATACGAGGGTCGCCGATGGGCACACCCCTCTCTTTCCCTGTCCTGTGTTGGATAAACGCCTGGGCCTGCCAGGCGTTCTCCGATTTCAGGATCCACGGCGACGACGCGGTCGGGCGTTCTCGGAGCGGTCTCACTGGGTGTGAGATCGCTGACTACGAGACGGCGATCGGGTACGTCGGTGGGATGCTCAACCGGTCGAAGACCTTTGTCTCCACATGTTCTTGGACAATGTGTGAGCTTGCGGCCTTCGGCCCGTGTTGGCATCAGGGAAAGAGGACGGGAGGCACTAGTGTCTTCGTTGCTCCGTCCTGCGTCCCGCCGGGACTGAAGGCGCCCATCGCCTGCGATGAGCGTCTTTCTCCTCAGTTCCAGCGGAGGACGGAGCGCGTAATGAAGACCCTCTTCCCTTGGGTAACCAAGGACCCCCGGCTGCACATGCCAGTGGCAGTCGGTGGTCTTGGGTACCTGGGAAGAGGCCTTGCAGTTGGACGGACGCTCCGGCGTCGCCTTGGTGCCGCTGTCTCTCGACAGCCGGCCCTTGGGGACTCGGACGCCCTCTGCTCGGCCAGTGCCTTTCGTGGGGTGGGCCTCTACCCTAGGCCGTTGATACCAATCCCTTCCCGCCCAGTCGCTTACTACGGTTCGCGACGGTGGGCAACCGAGCGACTTGGCGAGTCGCCCGGCAGTGGGATTAGTGTCACCGCGACTGATCTCCTTGTTGCACGGGAACGGTGGGCTGAGGCCCACTACGTTCACCGGCACCCTTCGGAGTTCAGGACGCGGCCGGCCTCTGGTAGACCAGAGAGGAAGAAGGGAGGGTACATCTTCAAGAAGCTCCGGTTGGGCGCCTTCGGGCCGCCCTTGTCTATCAGGCACGGTGCGCAGTCTCTTAGGAGACACGCCCGTGCCTGCGGAGCATTGCTTGTAGAGGTACCTGAGGAAGTAGCCCCAATGATTCGTGGTAGAACCACTGGCTCGCCCCGGACGGAAGTCGGGGGTGAGATGTTCCAAT